GCCGAAGCCTAATCTGGGTCCTGTGTAGCTTAAGATGCTGTTTCAACTTGTTGGATAACCAACTCGTTAGCGGTATCTGGGTGACACCGGGTCCGAGAAGGTCAGAGCCGTGGATCAAACTAGATTGTCAGTCCATCTGAGAATGGAGTTCTTCCATTCGCAGGCCCCCTGTCCATGCAATGATGCTGGATAGAGTCATTTTCGGATACCAATTGGATACCTTAAATGGGTGAGTATTGACGGGTCTCTTTTCTTTATTACTGAGTTAATAGACTTCGCTCAGCTCCAGGCTACGTGGTTTCCACAGGCCGTAGCACCTTCTTTGTGTAAGGCATTGTACATGCTCTAGATGGTTAAACCTCTCAGTAAGCTCATCAGGCCGGGTCCTTTTAGGTTAGACCTAAACCCACTTGTCATGATCTCTTGCGAGAGTTCCTTCACCTTTCAGGACATTTACTTGGTCCGCAGCAAAGGAGATGCACCCATTCCTTTCTGTACAAATTTCCGTACCCGAACACTTTTTGCTGAAGCCCGCAGGAAGTGTGGTCCAAGCTTAGTCCACCACGAAACCAAATTAGGTACCAACGGAACAGAAGTCACAGCATTTTGCTGCGATCTATGCCGAAGGACCTGCCTTGGAATAGCGGCGATTTCTCGCTCGAACTCTTCCAAGCCCTCTAACAATTCGGTAATCGCCTTGTCAGAAGACAAATAGAAAGGCTGTATCCCACGCAGTAACCGCTCTACACCCATTCGCTGGACCATGAAGTCCTGAGCCATCGGTTGGCGAATATAAAGATCAAACCACTTACGGTAACGATTAAAAATCTCGGTCGTCTCAAAGGACTGCCCAGGCTCGAACTTTTCAAGATTCTCACCCAAGAGTCTTAGAAGACGAGGGAAACGTTCTTTCGTTGCCCACCGCACGAGGTATTTCCCCAGACCCTCAACCGATTTGGGCTCAACTAGGGCTTGACCCCTAAGGGATTTAGCCCGTAGCCAAGACCATAGCTCAGGAGCCCCACGGGGAGCTCCTGGATGTAAAAGCAAGATAAGCACAGAACGCAAGCGTCTCGGCAGTCTCCAAAGCAGATTGTGATCTGCTCCAGAACACGCCTTGAAACCCACGCCAAGGAACTTACCAATCTGGAAGCTAGATAGTACCTGACCAGTTAGCCTCTCTACTACCGAGATTACCTCTGGTACCATAGAGACCCCAAGCCAGCCAGTAGAAATCCCTAACAAGGGTAGAGGGGTTACCTCCACACCCCGAAAGAAATATCTCTTAGCAAACTCAAGAGACCGGTTGTTACTGATAACGGATTTGTGAAATCCAATACCGACACCTATTTCCTTCATAATAAGTACATACTGATGAGCGACCTCGCGATGGGCTATCACGACATCGTCACCAAGTACTGCATACAACGTGAACCAGCCCCTAATTCCTGCTCTGTAAGCAGCGAATTGTACTAATGCATGGTGTACAAAAGCCAGCATTGCCCACGATGAATAAGCACCCATAGGCTGTCCAACTTCATAACGGACCATCCCGGATGGGAACTTTCTCAGCAGAGGATCGGCATTCCAGCCTTTCTTACCAATAGTAGTCATTAAGATACGGGGAACCTTATATAGTCGATCACAAAGAAGTTTTGCCCAAGTGTACGAAAACACCGGTGACGTTACTAACCCCAGTAGATATTCTTGTAACAAGAGGGGAATTCTATCTGTAGCCGTAGAGAGGTCATACGACCACACATGCTCTAGACCCTGTTTTTCCATATCACTAAGTAGAGCCTTAACCGGTTTCGTTTGATCAAACGTTCCGTCTTGAGGTATCTTAGATAACATAGAGAACAACGCCTTATGCAAAGGATACAAAACCCATTGTGTCAAAGAATCCACCATGGCAAATATCCGTAACTTCCCGGGTTCCTCCCTCACGGAAAGGGAGCCGAGTAAGCCTTCCGTCCCATCTTGCACCGCATTCCTTAACCAGGGAGCACCCCCCTCCCGAACAATCTTTTGTAGATCCCTCGCTTGGGAGAATACATCTGAATCAAGGAAATGGATGTTTCCGGTTAACAGACACATTCCATGTATCATAGAGTAGTGAATGGAATTAACCCAATTCCAGACGTCTAAACCATGACCAATAATGGATGACCCACCGACCCCCTGACCGCTAGAAGGCCCCGAAGTATGAATCGGTAATCGTGTACCCTCTAAAGCTGG